CGTTTCGGGTTGTCTCTGTCAATGGGTGCGATCTGTCCGCAACTCGCGGACTGCTCGTCTGATCCAGATGGCTTGCTCGAATTTCAACGGCTCGCCCTTCATGAAGGCGCCGGCAAGGATCTCCTCCAGCTCGTCCGCCGTCTTCCTGCGTCTGCTCCTGCGTGTCGGTGTTCTCATGGTGTCCTCACTTTCTCAGGCGGTTTCCGCCTGCTATCTGGTTCAACTTCGCGACTAGGTCGGGGCGCAAAAATGTAATGTGTATCCGTCCATTTTTGTATGCCTTGGCTTTGAAATAGGCCGTGGTCGCCGTCTCGCCAAATGCTGGCAATGCTTCTACTGCGTCAATGAGTGGCCCGCGGTGCGACTTGACTGGGCCCTTGCCGTCTAGCAAGTGAAAGACGTTGTCCAAGTTGTGGTAGTCCTGCCGATAGTGGCCGTAGTCAATGCGCGGCGTTGAGTAGTAGGCGTTGTAGCTATAGGTCAAGATCACCTTTTCACCGACTTCAAATTCGCTGTTTGTCTTCAGCTCGGACATGCGAGGGCGCAAGAATTCAAACACTTCTTTGACCGCTTCGGTCAAGTAGGTATCCAAGTTGCCGTGTAGCCCTTCTATCATTCCATTGATCGCTTGGGGTGTTAGGTCTGGCAGTTTGTCGGGGTCGCGTAGTTGCTCGTTCAGTTCCTTGGCGCGAGCAGTGGACATCAGCGAGCGCATTTCCAGCCGTTCGGCTATGTTGCTCCAAGCGTCCATTTTGATATGGGCGCGAACGCTCCAAGCTTCCGCCTGTATCGGGTGAAGGTCTCGGGGCGGTGTCACGTTGCTGTTTCGGTTGTAGTCCTTGGGCAAAACGTGAAAGTGTCCGTACTGGTCGCCAAAGGCAACCTTCAAGCGTTCGTCTGCCTGCTGTAAAAGCGCGTAGGCTTTGCGGATCTCTTCGTTTGCTTCGAGGTAGGCGCTTACCATCTGGCCAACGCTCTGACGGATTTCTAAATCTGTGGTCATGGTGTCTCGTTTCTCCTGTTGTGGTTTAAAGTCCTTCGTCTGCATCTGAAAAGCAATGGCCTGCGCCGTCCGTGTATAGGTCTTGGAATTGCTGGGACATTGCTTGGGGCTTGTAGCGTGGGGCTGGGATTGCGTCTCTCAGTCTTGCTCGGCATTCCTCGCGGTAGCTGTCGAAGTCCTTGGGCTGGTGCGGTTCGTTTAGGGTGTTGGTCATGGCTTAAGCCCTCCTTAATGCTTCGGCGTAGCAAAGGCCTGTGCCAAATCCAAGCGCATCATGGCAGGCTTGGATAGTCGCGCCCGAGGTGATGACGTTGTCAACGAAGTAAATGGGGCGCAAGTCAAAAGGCTTGTGAGGCTTGGTGCAGATATTCAACTGCTCGGGGGTCAATGGCGTTTTCCCCTTGCGGTGTCTGGCGCACTGGCTTTCTGTCGGCTTGGTGCGTGTGAGAATGTCTTTCACTCTCACGCATCCAGTGCTTTTGGGGTCTAGGTGGTTGGCGATTGAATGGGCAAGGCACTGGTTTTGATATGTGTCGCCCTTGCTGTCGGGTACCGGTATCAAAATGCAGTTCTCGCCTGCTATGAGTTTTGCCATCTGTGAGGCACATTCCCATGTGACCTCGTGGGGGCAACCGTACGCCTTCAAAAGGTAGGCGCTTAAATAGGTTGTCTGCTCGTCCATGTATCGGGGGCGCGTTCCGTTCTGCACGAATAACCGCGCGGTTTTGGTCGTCAATAGGGTTGGGTATTTCATGGGGTGTCCTCCTTACTTGGTCAATGGGTTGAAGCTTACGAGGTTGCGTTCCCTCAATGAGATATAGGGCGTGCCGTTGTACTCGTCCAAGCTTCCGATGATGACATGATCAAAAACAGGGATGCCAATGATGCGCGATGCCTCGACCAGGCGCCGGGTTGCTTCGATGTCCTCCCGGGACGGCGTCGGGTCTCCGCTTGGGTGGTTGTGTACGACAATCAACGCTGCTGCACTCTCTCGGATTGCTGATTTGAAAATCTCCCTCGGGTGCATTGGGCAACTCTCAAGCAGTCCGCGCGTGATCTCCATCGGCGTTCCAATGATTTTGCTTCTGGTGTTCAGCATGATGACGAAAAGGCTTTCCTGCTCGGCGTTCTGGAAGAGTGGAGCCATTAGGCGGTAAACCGTCAAGGGTTCTTTGACTGTCGGCTTGGCTTCTCTCACGTAGCTGGCGCAAGCGTCCATCAGTTCGGCGTATTGGGTGGCTTTAGTTGTCATGGTGTTTCTCCGTTCGGGGGTTACTTGCAACAAGTGGGTAAAAATGCCTCTGCCGTCTTCTTGTCGTATTCGGTCAATCCCTCGGGGATGGTGGCAACGTCTCCGAGGTAGTCACCCAGCATGAAGATGGCAACGCCTCCAGCGGTTTGGCGTAAAAAAGAGCCGTTCCTCAATGCTTCTGTGTTCCGTGCGTAATATTTGGGCGGTGTCTGGCGTTTCATGTTGTGGGTGTCCCTTCGGGGTTAGACTGTGGCTTGTACCTTGTAAAAGCTGGGGGTAATATGCCAGCGCGTCTGGCCTTCTGTTCCGTCCTTTCGGATCGTCTGTAGGGTCATGTGGTAGCCGTCTGAATTGTCAAAAAAGATTGCTCGCACGGTTGCGCGATAGGTTCCGCGTCCGTCCGTGAAACTGACCACATCTCCGACTTTGTGGGGGCTGTTGGCGTTGGCTAGTTGCTGTTCAATATCCAGTTTCCGCCTGATAAGTTCTTTGATCTGACTTCCAAGGCTGGCTTGTGCTTCGATTAGTTCGGGTGTGTTCATGGTGTTAGTTCCTTTCGTGTGGCGCGTGGTCGTCCGCGCCGGTGGTTGGTTTACTCGCCTGCAAGTGTCGCCTCTGTGTCCAGTGCTTCGGGGGTCGTGTCGATCACGTCATCAAGCTTGCGGTTCTTATACATCTTCTCGGCGAGGGTCAAGGCTTCCTCGTGGGTCTTCAAGGTGTAAACCTTGCTGTAGTTGTAGCCTGTGGCAGGGTCAACCACTGAAACCGCGTAGTGTGTCCCCTTGGTGATGAGTACGGCCAACACGATCCCAGCGACGGCGCGAGCCATTGTCTGGCCTGCGGTCTTCTCTGCCTTCGGTGGCTTCGGGTGGGCGATGGCGTAGCAATCGGGGCAAAGGCTTTCCGTGTGCCATGCTTCGGCTTTGTACTCTGCTCGGCACTGTCCACACGTTGCCAGCGTCAACGCCTTGGGGGTGGTGGCGGTCTTGTCCTTCTTCACGCGCTTGGCTTTTGCCTTGGGGGCTGTCTCGGGGATCTCCTCGGGAATGGGCTCGGGGACTGCGTCGGTGGTAGGGGTCAATGCCTTGGCGAATGCTTCCGCCTCTTCAGTCGTCTTGAAGGTGGCGCAACACAACCAACCCCATCGAGGGCTTGAGTCATAACGGACAAGGGCGGTGTGGTCTGCTGGCATCCCGGGCCTGCGGTTGTCGCCGTTGATTGCTTCGATTGCGAATGCTGTTGCTGTGGTCGTGGTTGTTGTGTTCATGGTTTTCTCTTTTCTGGCCGTCTGGCCTTGTTGTTCGTCGCCTCTGCGACTTTTTGTCATGCACCGTTTCGATTCCGGAACCTGCAACGCACTCGCGCTGCTGTCCGAATCCGAAAATCTAAGTGTCTTTTTCTGTTTCATGGTAAAATCCTCGTTTGGGTTTGTCTTGCCCCTGTCTCTTCATCCCTCACCTGCACCAATGACAAATAGCCCCAAGCCCGAAAGGGCTGTATGGCCGTAAGTCGTGACATGTTCCCGTAAAGAAAAGCCCAAGGAAGCTTTTGAGCGGATCGCAAGCCGGTACTCCGGCGGCGACAGAGCGACGGGGATGATACTTTTTAGGAGTGTCTGTATTCAGAAGCCTAAAAAGTTGAAGCCCAGGCAAAAGCGACGACGCTTTTTAGGGGTTATGGCGCGAAGATAGAAGGACCGAGGTGGGCCTTGCTTCTCAGGATCACTGCTCAGAGAAGTTGCCAATAAGATTTGCCACCTCGATCCTTCTATCGGCTTCGGCGGCTGTTCCCGGGGCGGTTTTGTCCGGTGAGGGTTAAGAGACAGGGACGAGGCAAGCAAACCAGAGGGTTTTACGAAACAGAAAAAACACTGGTGACTTGTCAAGATTCGGGTTCGGACAGTTGCGAAGAAGTGCGCTCTCATGGAGGGGTTGGGCTCCGGCGAGAGCGAAGCCGACGGAGATCCAGGGGAGGAATTTCCCCTAGCCTTAGACATGCTCGCTCATCAACTTGTGTTAAACACAAGTTGACACCATGACAGGCATGACGGACGTGACGGCACTTTCATAAACTTTTCCTAGTTTACTCTCGTGAGAATACTTTTTTAAAAAGGTGTCACGGCTGTCACGGGTGTCACGGTCAGGGTCGCAACTTGCGACCCTGTTTGCCATCCCAACTCTAACTTTGGGACATGTCCCATTTCTTCAGCACACGGCGGTTTAGATCAGAGAAAAGAACTCGGCAACTGCTAACCGTTAGCAGTTGAGAGGAGCTTGGAGGGGTTGGGTTCGGCTGTTCGGACGGCCAGAAAGCCAGTCCGCCGTTCGATAATGGAATATCGACCAAACGGAAAAAGTTTTTAGATTTTTTTCAAAAAGTCTTCAAAAGTTTTGATTTTTTTTCTCAACTTGCATTGTGCACAGTTGAGGGGGCATTTTGGAAGTTTACTTGCAAATCAAGGACTTACGCAAAATCAACTTGGAACGGTTCCAAGTTGATTTTAGATTAGTGATGTTTTGGTGATGGTGTGGTGATGTTTTGGTGATACTAAAGTGTCACCTAGAGAAGAGTAAGAGTATAGTCATAGATAAGTAGTCTTACGCGTACGTGCGTGTACACGTGCGTATGCGCACACGTGAGGGTGGCCGTCTGGCCTTCTCTGGTCCAATCTCAAAAAGGGGTGGCGGTCGGGCATGGGTCATGAAGTGGTGCGGAAACTCGCCGTGAATGTTTTTGGACGGATGTCACAAAGCTTGCGACTGGCATCCGTGAATCCGTAGGACTTGAAAACAGACACGTTGAGTTTCTCGGTTTTCCGTTTACGCAGACCGAGGGCTTGAGGATGGGCGGAAGGAAACCAACGGTGACGATCGGAGTAGTGAAGCGTTGCCGTCCGGACTGCCAGTCTAACCTTCGGGGTCCCTGTAGTCGGCGGTGAAGGTTGGCGGCAGAACGGCGATTGCGTTCGCCATTGACGGGTCCCCTTTGGGTGGCAACGGCGACAAAGCAATCGAGGCAGAAGCGGAACAGAGCAAGAGAGGAACAAGAGCAGTTGACTGATCGCCTCTCCGTCCCGAGGTCGGAGTGCGCTGGAGGATGCACATCAGAAACGTGGGCAGGTCCAGCCGTGAGAAGTCAGAAGGTTCCCTTTTGACCAGAATGGCGTCAGAACGGTTCGAGAGGCTGGGCCTGCCTCCGTTTCGTGCAATCCCCTTGCTCCACTGTCCAGAAGCGTCCCACGCCCTCGAAGAGTGGCATGGTGACGAATCTGGCGACGTGCCGACATAGCAAGCTTGCTTGCAGTGGCGTTACGTCGAGGTGCAGCAGGGTTTGCCAGCGACCCCACGCCGGGTGAGGCGTGGCCAGATCTTCAGACTGGATATTCTTCACATTGCATTTCGGCGGCATGTATTCGGCCGACGGAGGTCATCCGTCGCGTACTCGCGGCGGACACGGTATCGCCTGTGAACTGAAGCTTAAAGTTATTCTATGATTCCTCCCCATACCGAAACTCTGTCGTCTTCTGAAAATCCAACTTTCCAAACTCAAACCCCATCTGAAGCGGGCGAAAGACTCAGCGAAACAAGCGAGGCTTGCGCACTGACCTTCAAGACCTCGGCTTGAAGTCCCTGGACGGATCACCCCGAGGCAATAATCCCCGAGGGGAAGCCGGAGAGGAATAACTTGAAGCTCTGATGATGGCGCCGACAAAGTCTAAGCGTCATCGTCTGCCAGCGTACAAGCTGGACAGAGTACTCCCCTCTCAGCCGGTGCGATCCGGCGGTGCGTGAGCAAAGGGACGGCGACTGCCGTCAGTAACTCTTAGCCGACAGGTTCGGCTGTACGTGAGTTCGGGGCCGACTTTGTCGGCAGTAACGTGGAGCGGAGGCGTGGCATAGCCAGCCGACGCGCTGGGTAAGCGGTGCGGAGAAGCCACAAAGGACGGCGCGACTCAAGCGTGTGAGCAAAGCGAGCCGTGAAGAGGCGCAGTAAGAAAGCCGTCCGACTGGCTGGTGTCCGTTCTTCCGGTCTTCCCGAATCCGTATTCGGACTTGATACGGAGTGCAAGCAGTCATCCTCCCCTTTCGGCGAAGCTTGCGAGACGAAAATCGAGTTCCCCCCCCCTTAACCAATTCAATTTTTGGTGGGGTCGCATGGGAGGGGGTTTTTAAGGCGGGGGGGAACGGCGGGGAGGGACGTGAGGGAAGACTATCGGAAGACGGACCGGAGCACCGCGCATGACAGGGTGAAGCGTAGCGAGGGGCAGCGCCCCTTTCCGAGGGTCGAGCGTGGCGAGGCCGTGGACTAGCTCAGCGTAGGGCGATTCTCGTCGGCTATCCTGCCGACTCGCCCGAAGCTGAGCGGGTTGGTGTAAGCGTGTTCTGGGCTAGACGGCTGGCGTCTTGTCCGCTATCTGCGGACTCCAGCCGTCGGGCTTTTGGTGAGGCGGTGCGGAGGGCGCTTCTCGTCCGCTATCTGCGGACTGCGCCCGTAGCTCGCCGGTTTAAGGTTCCTTTATCGAATAGGACAAATAAGACAAACTCAAACGTGATTTTTTGAGGGTTTTTTTAGGAGTTTGGATTATGGTTCAAGGACTTACGCAAATTCAACTTGGAACGGTTCCAAGTTGATTTGTCATTTATTGTAAAAGTAAGACATGAAGGACAGGCCCGACATTTCCCGTCCGCTACCTGCGGACTTGTCGGGTTGTCTGTGGCGCGGCTTTTGACTTTGAGCGAGTCTCAAGGCTGTTTTTGGCGCTTTTTGCTAGTTTCTGTGATCTCAAAAAGTGCTTAAACACCAACAAAAACGGCTCTTTTAGCGAGATTCCTTGCTTTTGGTTGCTCCCCAGCGGTTCGTGTCGCGAATATTTGGGCCCCCCCGTCCCAAACAAAAATCCACTGAACGACAGCGCTATTTGATAAGAGGGCGTGCAATGCACCCACACAAGAAAGGGCAAAGCTATGGCGAAGAAAAGCGTGACGAAACAGGCACCGACTGAGACAGCTTCAGCTACACCGACCGAGTCACCAGTTGAGGCACCGACCGAGACAAGTGCGAAAGTCGAGGAGCCGAAGTCAGAGGAAGCGAAGCCGGCCAAGAAGGACGACAAGGCTGAGAAATATAAAACTGCTCTTACCGAGATTTGCGGCGTGTGGAACCGGTCGACATCTCTGTGTGAGATGTCAGAGGCGCTGTACCGGATCGAGACGATCGCGAAAGAAGCACTTGAAAACAAATGACCATGAACCCACTTCTCGAAAAAGTTCCTGCGATGCTGAAGGAGTCCGAGGCACACGACGGCGAGAGCCGGGCGATTGCACTTCCGAAGGGCAGTGACCCGACGGATCCTCGAGCCTGGGCAAAGGCGTGGGCTGACAGCGGGAAGCCGATGGACGAGGGTTCAATGGTCGGCTGGTTCAACAAGGCGATCATGGCAGGATACGAAGCTGGCTGTGTGTTTACTCTGGCCTATCCTTCGAGCGAAGCGGCGGCGAGCGTGACGACGAAGCGCAAAGAGATTTAAAAAATGGCGGATGCAGAACACCTAGTAAAACACCAATTCAAAAAAGGCCAGAGCGGTAATCCGTCTGGCCGGTGCCAGCGTTCTGGAACACTGAAGCTGCGTGCTGAGCTTGAAAAATACATGTACGAGAACCATGTCAAGTTCGTGAAGAAGCTTGGGGCATACGCTATGCGTCATCCAGTGGCATTCATGCGAGACGTTTACATTCCGATGATGCCCAAAGACCTGCTCTTGCAAATGACTGACGGAGACGGAAAGACGGCCATGTGGAGATGCCTGACAGAGATGGGCGTTAGCGAGAGCAACGCCGATGCGATGTTGCAAGCGACAAAGGTAATAGAGGCGAAGACAATTGACGTGGAAAGCGAGGAGGTGCCCGATGCCAGTCCTTGAGTACACTCCTCACGCAGCGCAATTGGAGATCCACAAAGCGAGAGACGCGCGTTTTCGTACGATCTGTTGCGGTCGACGTTTCGGCAAGACCATGAGCATGGCGGCCGAAATCATTGATTGTGGGGGTGGTGTGGCTGGCGGTGATTACGCGTGGGTGGCACCGACATATGGGATTGCCGATCGTGGCATTGACGCATTCAAACAGATCGCGCCTGGGTTCGTCGAGTTCTCTGGACGGATGCCGACGATTGGAAGATTCGAAGGCGCCAAGGGACCCTGTCGTGTTTTCTTTCTCAGCACTGACAACCCCGACTCGATACTTGGATTTGGTTTCCAAGGAATGGTGATTGACGAAGCGGCGCGTGTGCCTATCGAGGTTTGGAACTACACCTTGAGGCCGACACTCTCAGACAAGCTGGGCTGGGCAGTCTTCATTTCCACGCCCAAGGGGCGCAACTGGTTTTACGATATGCATTCTCGGGGAACGGCCGGCGAGAAGGGTTACCGCTCTTTCTCTTTCCCGTCGTCCGTGTCCCCGTACTTTCCAAAAGGCGAATGGGAGGCAGCAAAAGAGACCTTACCGACAGACGTATTCCGGCAAGAATACATGGCCGAGTTCCTCGAGGACAGTGCTGGCGTGTTCCGCGGTGTAAAGGCTTGCGTGTTTCCAGACATGGAAGTGCCAGCGCAACCCTCTGGCCGTGTCAGCATCGGGTGCGACCTTGCGAAGCATACCGACTACACCGTGCTGATCGCTATGGACTCTTCGACTGGCGGATGCCTAGAGATTGAGCGTTTCAATCATCTGGACTGGCCTGTCCAACAAAAGCGGATTATTGAATTTACAAAGAAATGGCGCGGGACATTGACCATGGATGCTACCGGCGTCGGGGATCCAGTCTACGACGCTCTGTCCCGCGAGCTTCCGGACATCACACCTATCAAGCTGACGATGCAAAGCAAGAAAGAGATTATCCAGGGTCTCATGCTAGCGATTGAAAAGCGAGAAGTCGGCTGGCCGGTGTCATGGGAGGTTCTGACAAGCGAGCTCGAGCGGTACGAATATGAGATCGGGCCTACGGGCAACATCAGCTACAACGCACCAGGCGGGTATCATGACGATTGCGTGATCGCGTTGGCTCTTGCTCAGCATGGGCGGATAAAGATTGGATCGGGCGATGGATTGTTTCAGGCATTTCAAAACAATAAACGAGGGCGTGGCAAAACAATCACGCTCGCATGAGGAGATGAATAGATGAAAAAGGTAATTGGAATTGTATTGGCGGTGACGGTGGTTGCAGTTTGCGGTATCTGTGGCGAGTACGTTACTCGCGCAATGGGTTCCGGTGGAGTGACCTTCACCAACGCACAAACAAACGCAAGCTGGGATTTGACGGCGGTGGCGATCAAGTTCGGTGATGTCATTCCCGAGGCGACGGAGACCTGTCGAGTGTCACGGATTAGCATGGGCATGGAGTATGTTCTTGGGGCATCTCAGACTTTCGGACAAACGATGTTTCTCGCACTTCCCGAGGGCGTGGTTTTTAAGTTTGGCGACGTTGTAAAGGTTTACGGCGGAGGGCAAACAGGTGTGGTTCAGATATTCACGAAGCCATAAAGAGGTCTTTCGATGTTCAAAAAAATCATGGCTCTGGCTCTGGTGGCATCGGCGGCTTTGGCTTCCGGCTGGTGGACAGATGGGATCTCGTCCTATCCGTCGCCGTATAAGTTTACTGTCGCGATTAAGCCGTTTCTATATGACGGTGTCGCTCCGGTGCCGGAAGGCGAGGGCGCGGGTGAGTACACGATAAAGACGGTGTTGCACTATCTCATGAACGATAGCGCGGCTTCAGTTGACGTGATAGACAGCTCGGCCAACGCCTATACTGGGTTTGCTGGCGCAAACACTGATACTTTAAGTAGCGATGGAAGGATCAACAGCGCCTTAACTTTCAACGGAACCACTGATATAGTTTACTCCCCTGCGATCACAAATGCGATTACCGACAAAATGTCGATCTGTTTTTGGTTAAAAACAACATCGTCCAGTTACGGGAGAGTTGTGGCGGGTATATGGGGCGCACTGTTTATAGACCTGCAGAGTAGCGGAGTGGCCAGGGCCAGCATAAACAACGGGGAATGGAACGACTTATACGGGTCCATAAGTGTCAACGACGGTAACTGGCATCTTCTTGTGTTGGTTTATGACGGAGCGGAGGCTCGTCTTTATATCGACGGAGTTTTAGATGGGTCTCTGAATCTGACCGGTAACGTGATAACGCTGTCGGGCGGGCTAAAAATAGGAGCCGACGGCCCCTACAGTCTGCCGTTTGAGGGGCGGGTAGACGACGTTCGCTTATACGATGCGCCAATCTACCTTGACGAGATTGCGGAGATCTTTAACTCCGGTGTCGGAACCGAGTCCGAACTTACTACGCCCCACCAACCGCCCCCGCCCCCGCCCCCAGTCGTTGTTACGTTCGATGTGCAAGGCCTAGGCACCGCCGACTTCTACGAGAACACATACACTGTTGGACAGTATTTCAATGAATCCCCCTACTTGCCTACGTTTTACCCCACCAACCCCAGTCTCTACTGGGACGGTAGTTGGTATGACTTTTTAGGCAGCTATTATTACACCTACTCCCAGGTACCTGCGTCCGATGTGACACTCATGCCCACCTTCCTATCGAGGACTACGCTTACGTTTAATTACCAAGGCGGGACCGATAACGCCGGTGTGCCGACAACGTACGTTTATAGCGGATTCCCATTATCCCAATGGGGATGGCCCTACACAGACCCGACTAGGGATGGTTATTTCTTCTCGGGATGGAACACTTCAAGCGACGGCTCGGGTACTTACTTCTCACAGAATGACTCCTACTACAACTGGGGGGACCCAACGCTCTTCGCCGTTTGGTCCGCTAACGGGTACACTGTTTACTTTGACCCTAACGGCGGGGATACGTTAGACCCTGCCAGTACGTGGGTGTTCTACGATAGCGCGTACGGAACACTGCCCACGCCGACCCAAACTGGGTTTATCTTTAATGGCTGGTTCACAGAGGCAACAGGTGGGGCACAGGTCTTTGATACCGACCTCTACCAGACGCTCGGGGACCAGACTCTCTACGCACAATGGACCGCCGAATAACAACAAAGGAGATACACATGAAGAAGCTATTGTTTACATTAAGTCTTATCTGCGCAGTCTCAGGATTTGCCCAGACGAACGTGGTCGCTACGACCAACGCGCCAACCGGATGGGTTGCGCCTATCGAAATTCAGACAACGGCTGCTGGTATCCGCATCCGCAACATCAGCATTTCGATCGACCCGAACAACGTCGTGATGGTCGCGGTCAACTGGGAGTGGGTAAACGCTCAGGGAGCCATCGTGCGCAACGGGGTAACGCGCTATACGCAGGCACAACTGGAAGCAAAGCTTGCTTCGAAGGGTACGAGCGTTACGGCGTTTAAAGGCCTATTTCTAGCAATCGCAGCCGAAGAAGCTGTGTCACCGTCGAATTAGAGACGTCTGGACGCTGAACGGCGAGGCATTGTATAGATGGAAGAGAAGTCTTTCGGAGTTCTTTTCTCGCATGGGCGGAACTTTTAAGAACAAAAAAAGGAGTAAGACTATGGGCGACATGATTATTAAATTATTGAGCACGGATGCCGTGATTGCATTGATCGTTGGTGCGTTTGTCACCTACATCGTGCGGTGGCTCGCCTCGAAGGATGGCGAGAAGTTCAAACAGTATGAAGGTTATGCCATTACGGCAATCAAGGCAGCCGAAAAAGCAATTTCTGATGGCGTTGAAAACAAGGGCCTCGCCCGTGCGGACTTCGCTCTTAAGGCTTTTCTGTCGGCTTACCAGAAGGCGACGGGGGTCCTTCCCAACGACAAGGATATTGCAAGGATTGAGTCTTGGATGTCGGAGATCCACAGTATTGTTGAAACCAGCGGTATCCTTAAGAAATGAGGAACCATGAAAAAACCAAAAACAGATAAGATGAAGGAGAAGCAAGAGAAAATGAAAGCTAAAGCATCAAAGCTCGCGACCCAGCTTAAGGGCGCAACCAAGACGGCAACGGCGATAGCCTTGCTCGTAATCCTCGGCGTGGTTACAGGGTGCCAGGACACCAAACCTGCAAGTCGTAGTAACGATGCGGCTTACGGTGATTTTGAACCCAGCATCGTTATCAACGGCTCTTCAAACGTTGTTACAGTCGCGATCACGATCGGCGACGGAGTTTATGCTGACGCCTCTGGTGGCGGCGATAGCCAATCCACAACTCCGACTCAGACCACGGACACCAAGCCTGAGGTTGCTGTCGGCGTAGGTGGTGGATCTGCAGGCACTGGGTCGGCGACTCCAGCGAGTGGACTCCTGGACAAGGCGACGAATGCGCTAAAAGGAGTGACGGGGCTTGGTACTCCGACGAATGAAACATCTGTCAATCCAGCCGTTAACTCTTCCTGCACTGACGGGAATTGTACTCCTGTGATGAAGTAATTTACCCAAAATTGTGGTAATGACAAAAAGGATAAACATGAGAAAAGTAATTACAATGATGGCGATTTGCCTTCTGGCAATCGGTTCGATCAGCGCGGCAACTTATAATCAGGCCGATATTGCGGTCACGGCTACAGCAACGGTTACGACAAACACGGTTACGACCTTTCAAGGGCGTGAATGGTGTGAGTTGGAGAGCATTCATATCGCTTTCCCGCCTTCTTCAACCTCATCGGTTGCGTTCTATGCCGTGTCTGACAACGGTGTCAACATCTGGCAGATTGGCGATACGATCACCAAGACGAATGCCGACACAAACAATGTTACTACGTTTCACGGTTCCTATTTCCCCATGAAGAAGGTTGAATTTGTAACCGATGCCGGGATAACAAACAGTGTTGTCGTTAAATATCCTATCTCTGGGTTGGTCAGGTGTGTGATTACCAAAACGGGCACGGCGTCTCAGTCGTTTCGGTCTCTGATTTTTATAAAGAATCCCTAAAAGGGCAACTATGCCGCCTATCTATACATCTAAGGACAATCAATGGCGCGAGAACCTGAACCCCCTTCGGGGGGTGACGATGGAGCGTATCGTCCGGATGATCGAGGAGGGCGAGCGTGGTGCAATGGCTGACGTTCAATGGTTTTACCAAAGCATGGAACGCGCCGACTCTCTTATCGCAACGGTTATCGCTCGTCGCAAGGCAGCTCTTATGTCTGCCGAATGGAACGTTCGCGTCGAGGAGAATGCTTCTGATCCAGAGCTTGCAAAGGCGCAAGCTGATTTCCTGATTGCCGAGTATGATCGGATTACCAACTTGCGCGAGGCGGTAACATTCCTTGCAACGTCTTCTTTCCGTGGGTATGCCCACTTGGAGAAGCATTTCGACAAGACGGGCGCCGTCGTGAAGCTTGAACCTGTCGAGCAGTGGTTTTGGTGTCGTAAAGGGATGTTCGGCGAATGGCTGTATAATGCCGGCGCCAAGTCCGGTGTTGTCGAAGGGGTGAAGATCAAACGGGAGAATTTCATCCTTCTTGAAACGATCTGCGCACTTGACAGGATGTTGGCTATCTACTATTTCCGGCGCAACCTCGCATTGAAGGATTGGGACGGGTATTTGGAGATTTACGGTATTCCGAGTCTTTTCTTTGTCGGACCTCCTGGGGCGACGACGGAAAAGGAAAAGCTCTATGCCGAGATCGCGGAGCAACTCGCATCTGCTGGCCGTGGGTATCTCCCCAACGGCACCACTGTGACGCACGTCAACGGCGGTGGTTCTGGCCGTGCACCGTTCGCCGAGCATTTGTCGTATCTCGACAAGCAGATTGCTCTTCTCGGCACTGGTGGCACTCTGACGATGATTGCTGAGTCTGGTACGGGTACTCTCGCCGGTGGGGCCCAGCAGGATGCGTTTGATCAAATTGCGCAGTCGGATGCCTCGGCTATCAGCGAGGCGTTCCAACGGGATTTCGATACTCCTCTCCTCGCTGAGGCTTTCCCAGGAGCACCGGTCCTAGCTTACTTTGAAATTGGTATAAAGAAGGACAATCCCTATGGCCTTCCAGTGAAAAAAGACGTTCTTGGGCGAGTAATTAAGGAAGCCCCTGCAGTTGAACAACCCTCCCCTATGGGGAATGTCTAGGAGTTAGAAATGAATATCTCTGAAATTGTTGGTATAATGAAATTTGAAGCGCGTCTCGCGAATCGCACCCAGGCTGAGGGGTTGGCCAACTGGACACCCGAGGCCCGTGTTGCTTCATTGGCGACACGCCGAGCCAAAGGGTCGGTGTGGGGTTGGGATAAGCGGAAGCGTGCGGCACCTGTGAGCGACACAAGCGAAGGCTTTGACGCGAGTCTTGAGGCGATGACCGAGGATGCCGAGGGCATTCGCCGGACTCTGGCCTCAGAGAATGCCGGTATTCCGTCAATCTCTGCGAGAAGCAAGGCTTCTGACGAGTATGGGAAAAAGAGTCTTGAGGCTTTCAAGGCGTGGCTGTCTGAGGTGAAGCGTGTCGAGGGTGCGATTGATCAGTTCAATGGTACTGTCGCCGCTCTTGGCGGTCTGCAGTCAGGCGCAGCTCTGGCAGCAAAGGGGAAGATGATCGGCGGTGTAAATGGTGCCGTTGTTCCCAAGGTCGCCGTCGAGAAAGCTATCCGCCGTAATTACGAGAAGCGTAATGCTGATCACTTGAGTCGATACCCCGAGGAGCGCGGCACCATGATGGACATGGTTGCCGAAAAGGCCGAATACTATTCGGCGCAGCCAGCTCGTAAGATTGAGATGGAAAAGACGATGTATCGTCAAATCCGGGATGAAGGGATGATGATGCGCGAGTCACCGGCGAAGAAGGGCGGTGACACGATCAACCTTCTCCAAGCAAAGCGTGCGATCGTCCAGGAGAGCGAAGCTGTGCGCTCTCAGCTCAAGGCAGGCGAGACGGCGCGTCGCGACGCGGATGGCACTTGGATTGCTAAAGACGCATTCGGCAACGAGCGCGTGATTAGTGGCAATGGCGACTATCGGGAGATCAAGGGGGTGCCTTTTGTGTTACGACTCAAAAAGCCTACTTCCCTCGATAAGCAAGCGCCAGTGTTTAATAATGACCTGTATGACGCCATTATGGATGCGCGCGGCATGTCGTCTATTGGAGGTGGACATATTGACAGGATCGCCAACCGGTGGAGTGCGGCCGCTCGTGCCGCGGCTCTTATCGTCCGTCGTGCGAATGCTGCAGCTCGCAAGGCAGCGAAGGCGTCGACTGTTGTCGCTCCTCGTGACCCTAACGAGAAGTACAAAGGCGCGGATGGCGCTGTTATGTCTGACGAGGAGCGTCGGCGTTACAAGCTTCAGCAGTCCTTTGAAAAGCAGTATGAAAAGGACATTTTGGATCCCGAGTTAGGCGGTTACAAGAACGAGGACATCCAGGATGCGATTGAGATGTATACGGAGAAGGGTGCTGCCGGTATGGATGACCAGTACAAAGACATTCTCCTCAAACAGATCAAGGCTGGGGATCCTGTCGAGATGCAGGCGATTAAAAAGGAAGTTGAAAAGACAATGAAGGCGAAACCTTCTTCTCCCGTCGTTTCAGCCGAGGGCACGGATAATTGGGACAAGCAAGTGTCCGGCTTCAAAGACATGATCGCCAAGGGTTCCAAGCCGACTTCGAAGAACCTGCAGAGCCAACTTCTTAAGGATCACGATCAAAAGAAGTATACTGAAGCCAAGGAAGCTTTGGGCGAGGCTTGGCACACTCATAGCTTGGATAAGTTCCAAGATAAGTTTTCCCGTGAGCCACGAAACAATAAGGAGTTCCGGGCTTTTCAAAAGTCAATTGGCGTTCCTGTGGAATACATCGGGGCAAAGTAATGCGTAAAGAGGGCCTAGCCAACTGGACCAGAGAAGCGCGCGCGAAGAGCTTAGCTGTTCGTCGCGCGAAAGGTTCTGTTTGGGGTTGGGACAAACGCGATCGTGCGGTGTCCGATGTTACTAGCGACCCTCTGGAAAAGAGCATTTCCTCTCTGGAGGGGTACGATCCTGCTGTCCCTTCCATTCGGGCCCCGACTTCTCAAGACGAATTGACGATGATCCCCGAGGAGGACTATCAAGCGTATCTTGAGCAGTTGAAGGCGCATGAGCGAATGAATCAGGCTATGGAAGATGGTATGATGATGGCCGTCGGTGCCCCTGGCTTGAAAAAAGTTCCTAAGACGCGTAGTTTTGGCGGCAAGGTGGTTGACACGGCTTCTGACGTTGTCAATTCGTCTCGCTCTGTTGTGACCGCGTACGATCTTTCTGCGCCGTTCCGGCAAGGCGGTATTCTGTCGCTCGCGCATCCTTCAAGGATCGCTAATGCGTACGTCAACATGCTGCGAGCCGCTAAAAGCGAGAAAGCGGCTGAGGCGGTCATGGATGGTATTAAGAGACGCACCAATTACAAGCTTTATAGAGGATCAGGACTTTATCTTGCTGAGTCCGGCGAAGGTTCCGAAGAGGTCTTTAAGTCTATTTTTGCGAAGAAGATCCCGGGCGTGAACATGTCTGAACGCGCCTATAATGCCTATCTGAATACACTTCGAGCAGATAGTTTTGATTCTCTCTTGGGTGCTCTGGAAGTGGTAGCTAACAAACAGGCGTTGAAGGCTGGCAACTCCGCATACGAAAAATATGTGAGCGGTTTGAGTGCGAACGGATTCGGATCTATGGATGACGCGTTGGCAAGTCTCAAAGGCGCACGAAACCTTATTTCGGGCGAAATTGCGAAAAGCATGGTGAGCGCGAATGAACTTGAAGCGATCGCGAATTTCGTGAATGTCTCCACGGGGCGTGGTTCTATTGGAGCAGCGCAAAAGTATGCGAGTGAGTTGTCCACGGTTTTCTTTGCCCCGAAATTAACTGCCAGCCGTGTGCAAATGCTGGTCGGGCAACCGCTTTTTGAGGGTTCGGCGCGTACTCGCATGATTCTGTCGGGGGAATACGGTAAGTATCTGGCTGGTCTTGGGACAATCTACGGATTGGCGAAACTGTCAGGTGCTGAAGTCACCTGGGACCCGCGGTCCACTGACTTCGGGAAAATCCGCTATGGCGAGAATCGGATTGATCCTCTGTCCGGGTTGGGCAAGCATGCTGTTTATGCTTCACGGATTATCACGGGGCAATTTGAGGGCGCAAGCGGTAAGAGCGAGTCGATCTACGACGGCAAGGGGCGTAACAATGTTGGCGATATCACTGAGCGGTATTTGCGGTCCACGCTCTCGCCTCTCTACGGCACGGCTGTTACGCTTGCGACTGGACGAGGGATAGACGGCCAGCCCTACAAGCCTGCGGATGTTCCCTATGATCTCGTTCCCCTTTCTGCTCGCGATATTTACGAGCAGTATAGAGACAATCCGATTGCCTCTGCGACTGCAATGTCTCTGATTTCATTGCATGGCGGTGGCGTTGACACACGCGTGAAGAAAGAACCGCGGATGACCAAGGCACAAGTGAAAAAGGCGATTGATAACGGCGAGGCCTTCGACGCGGCTTCTCTCTACAAATGAGGTAAAACCCATGTTTAAATTTGATGAAAATGCGTGGATTCATGTTTCGCCCTTGGGCGAGTTCGAGCATTCTGGCGCTGGCGTGGTCCAGGTGATTGACTCTGAAGCGGTGTCGGCCATTGTCGAGGATTTCAAGACAAAGGCCTCTGCTGAAAATTTCCCTGGGCTTCTTATGGACTTTGACCATTTCAGCATGGACACCGACAAGTCAAGCGAGGCGGCCGGCTGGATCTTCGACCTTCGGGCGGATGACTCCGGACTGTGGGCAAAAGTGCGCTGGTCTAGTAAGGGGGCGGATTCAGTCAAAGGCGGCGATTATCGCCTTGTGTCTCCTGTCTTCCCCAAGGCTTCGGAGTGTGAGGATCTCGGCGGTGGGCGTGTTCGTCCCCGTTCTCTGGTGACCGTCGCCTTGACTAATGACCCCAACATCAAGGGGGCCAAGCCGTTGACCAACCGCGCCAGTGGGAAAGTTGGTAATTATGAGTTTTCCTCGACGCAATTAAATCTACCCAAGGATATTGCATCTACATTTCTTGATAGATTCCAAGCTCATATTGACCCAAAAGATGTTCACGAGGAGGGGCGAGAACTCGAGCCTCATGTTACTGTGCAATATGGGTTGCATGATTCTGATTCCGAGGCCGTCGCAAAAGCGGTTACGTCCTGCAGGCCCGTTCCCATCGTATTTTCAAAGGCCGAGATTTTCAATGTCCCCGAGAAAGGGTTTGAGGTTTTGGTTTACGCCGTCGAGAAAACCCCTGAGTTATTGGCTCTCCGGAAGGCAGTATCTGGGAGTGGCAAGACGACGGAAACTTTTCCGACGTATCAACCTTATGTGACGATCGCGTATCTTAAGCCTGGTTCCGGCGAAAGGTATCTGAAGGACATCGGAAGTCTCGACCCCCTTCAGTCATGCATTGTCGATGAACTGAAGTTCTCGTCGAAATCCGGCAAGTCTACTATCATCCAACTTTCAGGCGGGTCCCCGCAGGAGAAACCGACGGCTAACCGCTGGTCGGATCGGGCACGAATGGCGGCTCTTGTTGCCCGTCGGGCGAAAAATGAGGCTAGAAAGTTAGCTGCGCAAGCAAAGCTGAAAGAAATTGACGATGCCCGCCGTGCTGCTCGTTTTGTACTCAAGCCGTTAGTTCCTCTGTCTGAACTGACGAAGGACGTGAAGAAAAAGCCGTTCTTTGGCTTTAAGGCGTCGACGGCGGTGCCCAAATCACGGTACTACCATGATGGGGCTTGGTATGACAACTCTGGGGCGTTTGTGTCCAGGATCAAGCCTGCCAGAAAGCTTGCGAATCGTTCAGGCGGTAAAGAAACTCAATATAAATGGGTTCTCGGCAAGACCAAGACAGGGAAACACTGTGAAGGGTGCCAGGCGCGTGCCGGCAAGGTCAAGACTGCCGCTGAGTGGAAGGCAATGGGTAAAACTGCATGCGGTAGTCAGTGCAAGTGTAAGCTGGTGCCTGTGAAGTCAGGTGGCTAATGCTATTCTCCGCTCTCTGCGGTTTGACGTAGAGCAAGAAACGCTTCTTTGAGCGTTTGATTTACTGCTGAATCTGGCTCAGACAGAACAAGACTCTGGTATGCGTTTAAATAAGCAACCCTTATTCTATGGAAAAGGTGCAAGAAATGACGCAAAAAGCCAACACAATCAAGAATTGCAATCTCGGTGCCATCTGTTTTTTCGTAAAATGTCGTGGCAAATTCAACAACGAGAGGGTCGATAGCTTCGGTTGTGACAAATAGATAATTATGAATTTTCTTATCTGCTTTCATAATCTTTGAAATTGCGCAGACTATATCGTCTTGCGTCACTCTTTTATCTTTCATCTCGTAGACAGTTACGACTGCGTCATCTCCAACGAGGCATATTTCAACATCTCCCAGGGATCCTGTTTGACGATCTGCCGCGTTATGAGATTGTAAAGGCAAGACGATTTCGGAAAGACAATTGCCTGCTGCTTTATAAGCTGCGGTAACAGCAAGAACAGGCAAACGACTTGAATTTTTACAAGCAAGATGTTGTTGGAGCAACGTCACAATAGATTCAGACGATAGCGGGAGAGAGCCTTCAGAGCGTTCCAATGATCTAAGTAAAGAGGACATGCGAGCTAGTTTTTCGTCGCGCAACAAAAAAAGAACTCTTATAGTTTCAATCAAAACAACATCAGCGGCAATTTTCCCTGTAGCAACATCTTCCAAAACTTCAAGTGTCTTTTTATAAAGATCACGTGGCCGTCCTATTAATTCATGACTTGTTGTAAGTGGGTGTGCGATATTACGCAATGTCGGCGTTAAAAAAGCTGTCGTCTGGTTTACCGGCAGACGATTATCACTAATGAATTTCGTTAAATAGCGCTCATCATATGTCCGGCCGGAGAAGCTGTCCGTGCCGCCAATCTCGGTGTAAGGATTTCGTGGATCGACTGAAGGATTGTCAAGTTTCGCTAAAAGACAGGACATGAGAAGGCGAACGCCTGATCGATTCGACATACAGCGACAAATATAATCAATGCGCTGACGTAAAGATTCATCAGCGATAACACTGGTGTCTAGCGTCGAAAATGAAGCCTGAGAAACTGAAAACAATATTTGTTCAGGCTTTGCTAAAGCAGGTTTTTTTGCAACGGGATTGGGTAATTTGTCCATAAAACTTCTTTTCGTGTGTCTTTTGTTGAGTGAATTGTTTTTTCTGCACCTGTCGTTTTAAACCAGCGTGAAGAAGGAAACAGGTTTTCCATCATTGGATGATCATAGCCGGAAACTGCTACCATAGCCTTGCATGTGTTTACTGCTGAAGCAAATTCGACATGCTGGCTTTCATCCATCTCAAAACCGTATGCTTTCGAATCACCTCGAGTTTCATGAAGATATGGAGGGTCACAATAAAAAAGTGTTTTGGGACTATCATAAAGACGAATGATGTCAACTGCTGGACGATTTTCTATTTGGACACGAATTAGGCGTTTCGCAATATCATCAAGAGCATCAATGCCTCCTAGCCATCTAGAAACCACGCCGGACATTCCTGCGCGACTTGTTTCTTTACAATTAGCCCATCGACCAAGTGAGGCGGTTTGAGCGAGTCCAGTTCGAGTTTGCCTGGCGCGAATATAGAAACGACGTGCTTTTTCGACATCATCTATCAAGTCGTGCGAGGCATAGATAGCTTTATGATATTCCTCGCGCGAAAATGGAGTCAAAGCAATCGAGCGAATTAAATCATTAGGTTTATCACGTAGGATACGGAAAAAAGTCACAACATCGCCGTCAATATCATTGTAGGTTTCGACTGGTGATGGCGGACGATTCAACAAAACTGCAGCTGATCCGGAAAAAGGTTCACAATAATGATGGCAAGATGGCAATAAAGGAAGTAACCAATCCAGGTGTGAAAATTTGCCGCCATACCAGCCAAAAACAATTCGACGGCGGCGGGTTCTAATGCGGATCGACTTATAGGTTGGAGAGTCTGAAGCATCATCCAAATAGATAAATGACGACTGTTTCGGTTTCGATGGCATGAATGCTCTCCAAAAGTAAAAACAAAAAAACGATAGATGGAATAAAATTTAAGGTTACGATTGTAACCAATCGAAGAGACAAAGCAAGGGAAAAAATAGAAAACGACTCAAAATGGTGGAGGCGACGTAATGTTTCCACTACGTCGCCCCCGGTCGTTTTAAATGTAGGCACCAAAATATCAGATTGGCTTTTGGAGTGCAAGCGGATTTGTATTGAGTCGAACAAAAAAAGAATGATACAATTCGGTCATGAATAAAAGCATTCTAACGATTTTTCTTTCTCTGGTCGTTTCCTCCCAAGTGCTTGTGCATGCTTCTCCTGGCTCTCAACACTATAAAGACGCGCAGTCGGTATTCAATGGATACGGTGACGACAAGAGCTTCAAGGAGCTATTCAATGCTGTGAGCGGTGGTTTGGATAACAAACTGCCTGAGATGTTTAGGGCTTCAGTCGGTAGTGTTCCGGGCAATCATCGGGTACTTGGTCACGGCTGGACGCTAAACGCGGCCATTCCCAAGGCGACGATGGAAAAGCTCGAGAAGGACAACCACGGCAAGAAAAAGGAAATCATTGCGGTATGGGCCGAGTTTGCTCGTGGCTGTATCGCGAAATCTGAGGAGCTGTCAGGCCTCCCCAAGAAGCAAGCCGGCGCTTTGGCGTCCATCATCTACGATGTCCACCTTATCGGGGATCTTGAGCCGGACAATAAGATAATAGAACCCGTTCTTGAGCTGGGCGAGATAGTGAAGAGCATCGAGAAGGACTGCGAGACCCTTTTCGTGAACAAACCTCAATACTCTGAGTTTGTGAACAAGAAGCTGGACGAGGCTATGAAGGCCAAGCTTCCTGTCCAGGAAAAGGCATCACTTGTCATGCAGACTCTGTACGCGCTGCGGATCGGGACGATGTTGAATGATACTTGGGGTAAAACATTGAAGTTTGAGTATTCTCCTGACGCCAATGTCAACGTCCGGGAACGGATCGCCAAAACGTCACCTCGGGCCGATACCTCTACCCTTGGGCCCAGCTCTGTAGCCACCAATGAGATGTACAAGGTGACGGCTTCCGGCAAGATACATAACTTGAAATGCCAATACTATGATGTAAAAGGCACATTAACCGAAACTCCAGTCGGCGAAAACTGTAAAATATGCGGCGGCAAAACCGTAGCGTCAAAGTAAGGGTAAAACCCGAGCTTTAACCCCGTCAGGCGTAAAGTCTGACGGGGTTTTTTTATTGTTTTGACAAAAATTAACTGAACGACTGCGCTATTGTTATAGAGACATTACGTTCTAAAAAGGAGTTTTATTATGACCGATGAAGCAAATGTTGACTTTCCTGCACTGTGCGAAGAGCTGTCCGCTCGGGTCGAACAACTCGAAACAGAGCTTTCCCAAGAGCAAGAAAAGAACGCTCTTCTGGTCCAGCAAATTGTAGATGCTGAGGATTCAATCGCCAACCGCGAGGTTGAGGCTTTCGCCGATGTGATTGATCCGGAAGATAAAGAGTTCTTCCGTGAGGGTCTGATCGAGAACCGCGAAGCGACTCTCGGCGTTCTTGAACGCATGCGCAACCGCAAGGCTGCCGTGGTTCCGGTTGTGGCGCCTGTCGTGGTTGAGGTTTCCAAGCCTCTCCACAATCGCGGTGGTGCCGGCAATCCTGCTCCGGCTGTGAATGACGAGCGCGCAGGGAAACTGCGTAACCGTGCGCAGGAAATCGCCAAGAAAGACGGATGCGGATTTTTGGTCGCATTTCGTCGGGCTGAGTCTGAAATGTCCAATGGTAAAGGAGAATAAGGATTATGAGTCAATCAAATACTCGCGAGGGTGCGATTGTCGTTCTGGCTGGTGAAGCTTTGACCGACAAAGAAGGTTATCTGGCAAAGATGACCCATGACACGGGCGTGCCGGAAGTTAAGCTTCCTGCCGCGATCACGGATATTACTCCGTATGTGGTTATCGAGGGTGCTGCTGACGCTGCAAAGGTCGTTGTTGCTCCTCTGACTCCTGGGCGCAACGTTCGTCTGGCTCTCAAGGGTACCTGTAACCCCGGCGACCAGCTTTGTTTGGCCGCTATTGCTGGCGCCGACGCTGGCAAGGTTCGCGTGGATCCAGGCACAACTGGAACGTTTAACGTTCTGGCTATCGCCGAGGAAATTGGCGTTGATGGGCAACTCGTGTTGTGCCGTCCGTGTGCGGTTGGCAATGTAACCCATTCATAAGAAGTAGGCAACATCGAAGTGTTTTCGGTGTTGCCTGTTTTTTAAAAAAGAAAAAGGAATTTGAAAAATGAGCAGATTATCAGATATTAGCGCAAGCCCAACCCTGAAGGCGTTCTCCCAGGGTGCGGCACAGTCCAACATCATGCCGGTGGCCGACTTCCTCGCGCCAACCGTCGAGGTGCCGACTTCTGTCGGTCGCTTCAAGAAGTACACCGAGAAGAGCCGTTTCCGCATCCCCTCGACCCTTCGGGCCATTGGTGGGCGTGCGTCGGAGCTTTCTTTCGATGTGAGCGATGATTCCTACAACTGCAATCCTCATGCTCTGGATTATCCTGTTGATAATCTCGAGAAGCTGGAAAGTGGCGAGCTCGAAGATATGCTCCGCGAAGGTGCTATCTCCTGTGCTGAAGTTGCCGCCTTGGCTCATGAGAAGGCCGTCATTGACGCCGCTCTTGCCGCCGTTGGCAATGGTACGGCAAAGACATGGAACGGCTCCGCTGATCCTGTCTCTGATCTGGATGACGCTATCCTGTCCGTGATCAAGGCTGCCAAGTATGGCTCCCTCATGGGTGTCGGCGTCCTCTTCGGTACGACCGCATGGAAGAGTTTCAAGAACTCCACGGCTGTCCGCGGTCGTATGATCGCTGGCGGTGGCAAAGATAGCTTGGCTGTTCCTTCCGAGGCAACCGCCAAGAGTCTCCTGATCGGTAACCCCGATGTCCGCACGTCGTACATGGTGTATGACGATGCTCCTGAAGGCAAGGCCGCTGACGTCAAGTTCATTCTTGATACGTCGATCTTGATCTTTGCACGTCGGGCAAACCCCACGCGCCGTGATCCCAGCTTCATGAAGACGTTTCGTCTTGCGGGCCAGTACATGGTTCCAGGCAGCTACGTCCGTGAAGACGGTCGCGTCGAGGTGGCTAAGTTCGACTGGTCTGAAGATGTCAAGGTTACCAACTCCGCGGCTGCGGTTCGTCTGGTGATCAGCTAACCATCTTTCGTGAGTAATGCCCGACGCACCGTCGCCTAAAAACGGCGGTGCGTTTTTTCTTTGGAGGAATTGTTATGCAAAATCGGTGGTCTCCTGCGGCTCGTGTTGCCGCTCTCGCTGTCCGTCGCGCCAAGTCTTTTCAGCGTGGCAAGGCAAAGAATGGGTCGGCTTCGCCTTCAGGCTCTTCTACTGTCTACGCTGGCGGTACTGCAACGTTCGACGAGAGGACTGGTAAGTATGTAACCGCGTCTCCGGTCAAGGATATCCAAGCCGACAAAGTTGGCGTTCCCTCCTCTGGAAGCACGAAGCCGAAGGGAGTGACCACTCCAGGCGGTGCAGCCGTCAAGGATGTTTTTGCTGGTGGATCAGCCACCTTCGACGAACGGACTGGCAAAAGGGTGGTTGCTCCTGGTGCCAAGCTTGAGACGCGCGAGCAGACGACAAGCAAGCGTGTTCCCACTGGTCCAATTTATCGTGATCCTCCTCCTGATTCACCTTATTGGAAAGATCCCAAGTTTGTTGCGTCGTGGAAGCGCAGCAATCCTGGGAAGAGAGTACCGATTCGCAATCGCGTGTTTATTGCCGGCAAGCGGTACACGCGCGTTGGAGACAGACTAGTGCCTGATGTGAGGTAGAAAGTACGGCGGTGTAGTTATGAAAATGCAATTGCCGATAACTGAATGGGTTCCCTATATATCGAATAGGTATATGTGTTTGATTGATCCTGCTTGGGTCAATAATTTTAGCTGGGAAGAATGTTTGCATTTTCGAATACATGAAGCCACAAGTTCATCTCCAGAATGGAATGACATCGGGAAACGGAATGTAGCTATTAATGAGGTTACAGCAGGTGTGCGCGAAAACTGTCGAATCGCATTTAATGCGGCTGAAGTCGCGGAGGCATGGGATAATTATTTGTTAGTACCGAGATCTAGCTTAATTTATCTAGATTCGATGGTTTTTTACATTTTGGGACTCCGATTTAATCTTAAAGGTAAACCAACCTATGTAAATGTAGAATTCGATTTGGCAACTGAATACCACGAGCAATGGTTAGATGCAAATGTGTACTTGCGTCATATAAGAGGTTTACACCAAACTAAATACACAATGGATGAACAGGTTATTCAGTCTCTAGGTGGAACTCCGAAATATATTAGTCGTGTCGAAATGGAGAGTGAGATATGATGAGCTACGAATGGGTGTCTGTAACAGAACAAAGATATATAGATGCGTTTCGTGCAAACTACGCATATTTCCAGACTGGAACTTTGATTCACCAATATCAATATGTTGACGATTCACCAGTGTTTAGACAGATATGGCCGTATTTAGTGCAAAGCATTGTACAGGATTTTCGCGAGGCAGTTGGGGCACAACTGTACGATGAGGCTAAGGATGATCCCACACTAATACCGTCTAGTTGCTTGATTCATGTAGATGCAATGTTTTGGTTTCATTTCCTCTTGGAGACTGGACGGATTAGTTTAGGTGGGGTTCCTCTAGCGCCAGGTTTTAAGGATGCTAGAAGAAGGGCGGTAATTTTCAGACGCGAGCAGTCTGAATATCTTAAAAGATCATTAGTCGGCGAGGTTTTCCCCGAGGAGTTGCCTGGCGAAGCTCCTAAAACTCCATACTATACCAAGACTAAAGCCAACCCAAGGAGTCTATAAAATGAACGAAACAGACGTGAAAGACATTTACACATTGTTGCTCGATATCAAGTGCGACATTGCCGGTATCCGTGTGATGTGTCCTGAGCATACCAAACAGATTGACGCAATCAACCAGCGTGTTGTACAATGTGAAGCAGTGATTAATCGGGCTTCAGGCATGTATACGATCATCGGTGTTGTGGCTGGGGCGATTGGATCGGTTGTTGTCGGCGTGGCGATCCACTTCATTTCAAGCCGAAATTAGGATTTTTGCAAACTCTTCCAAGTCGGACATAAGGCACGCCAGGGGCGCCATTTGAATATTGGGCTTTGAAAAGTCAATTTTATCAATGCCCGCTTGGTCGAAAAGGTGTTCGACTTTTTCAGACGATGGATTGTAGGCTAATGGACGTTTTAGCGTTAAAAGAAGTGCCTTTCGGTCCTCAACAGTCATGTTTTTCCAGAGGCCTCGGATGTTCTTAAAGCTGTCCACGAGGAAAACGGCTCTCTCGAAATAAAATTGAGAATTGTCCGTTTCTATGTCTTTTTGCTCTAATTCTGCAATCTTTCCAAGGTATTTTGCTCTCAGCGACTGATAGACTGGCTTGTCTATGTCTCCATCGATCAAGCTTTCGGCAATCTTGGAAAGCTTGGTTCTGTAGGTTCGAATTTCCTGCTGCCGATGGTGTTCGACTTTTTGGAAGTCGTGGCCGGTCTTTCGAAGGTATTCGACTGCCAGTTCGATGGAAGAACGAAGCTGGACGGATACGCCGGCAAGTTCTGTCAAAGCATCTTCAACGGCTGTTTCGAGGGCTTCAGCCCTTAGATTGATATGTCCTTTCGGGCAGCGGTAGTATCCATATAGGCGTTTGTTCTTCGAACGCGAGAAAGAGCCTTTTAATCTGGATCCGCAAACCGTGCAGGTGCATACCGATAGGTAAAAACCTTTCTCTGACGGTTTGTCCCGGCGGGGAGATCTCTTGTCTTCAGCGTAGCGAGCCTCAAGCCTGTACCATTCTTCGGGCGTGATGTAGCCGTCAAACGCCGCAATAATATCGTCCTGTGAAAGCTTCGAACGGATGATTCCGCCGTATATCGGCTCATGGAATATGCGGTTTGCCTTTCCCCTATCAAACCCCATGGCTTTGAAACCGTGTATAGTGGCCGTCAGCGTGCTCTTGCCTTGCGCGTATGCCTTTAGCAGGGCCTTAAGGCGCGAAGCGTCTGGAAGCGAAATAGAGAGCACTGGCAGGCCGTCCTCTCGGCGAGAGACTTTGAAGCCGTACGGTGCATGGTATGTCCATCCACCTTTCAAGGCGGTAGCCGACATTCCTGATCTGGATCGGGCTGATCTCACGTCATTGTCAAATTGTGCTGCAGCAAACATGATGGTGCTCATGAACTGGCCAGCCGGTTCATCGGATAGCGGTTCGCTTACACTGAGAAGTTGCGTCTTTGTTACGGCGAGACGAGAGCGGATCGCTAGGCCGTCTGTCGCGTTTCGTGACAGGCGGTCCAGGCGATGCACAATTAAAAATGAAGCTTTACGCTTACGGCAAGATGAAAGAGCATTGATTAAGCCAGGGCGGTCGGCTGTCTTCGCGGATTCTCCTGCATCCTCGTAATGCTCGAGGATTTCGATCTCCTGTCGACCACAAAAGGCTTTGATTTCCGCTAGCTGGGTGGCGAGGGAGGTTCCTTTGATTTGGTCGTCTGAAGAAACTCGGGTATAAACAATTGCTGTTTTCATAATCTGTTTGCTGTGCTATTATACCAAATATAAATTAGTGGTGGGTACGGTAGAAAAAAATAATACTTTTTTCTACTTTGTAGTTGACAGGGTGCAATGCACCTTGTTAATATAGCGCCATCAGAGACGGAAAGGAGTTATCATATGGCAGGAATACACAGCAAAGAGAATCATCAAATCGCGATTAAGTTTCCGCACGAACTCTTCCGGAAAATCGAACTCAAGGCAGCGGAAATGCATATGAGCCCAGGGCAGTATATTCGTTTCGAGCTTAACGAGAAACTTCTCAACATGAAGTTGTCTGCTCGGGATCTGGAGCTTGTCGCAAAGCGAATCATTCACGGAACTTCATTCAAAAACAAGAAGGGAGACAAGTAGGTATGTCGGATTATAAAACTGTGAGGGTGAACATTGGAATTGTCGGCAAGCTGAAGCTTGAACGATTTGCAAAAAGGAGCGATAAATCGGTAAACGATTTACTCGTTTCTTTTTTTGGTCAAAAGGTGCATTGCACCTCTAAAGCCTCGAAGAGTTCTAAACGGTAATTTTTTTTGCGCTTGGGGTGCATTGCACCTCATGCGAAGGGAGAGTCATGAATGTATGCATCGAGAGTGACGATCCTGTTGTTAAGTTTCTGGCCGAGTGGCTGGTGACGTGGGCGATGAAAGAGGCGAAGGAAGGTAGGTAACACATGGCTGTGAAGAAAAAGACAAAGACGAAAGTTGTTGTCACGAGTGTGAAAGTCCCGAGCGACTGTTATGAGCGTGTTCGGGAAGTCTGCAAGGTGCAGAGCGGAAAATCATTCTCGCAATTTGCGCGTGAGGCGATTGACGAGAAGCTTGAAAAAAGCGAGGCCTCTTTAGAGGTCGGCTGCTAAACAGGAAAAGGTAAAGAGCGAATGAACGAACAAATCAAAATGCGAGACACGTTGACGGCTAGCCGGATGGCTTCTCTTCTTTCGTGTCCACGCAAACACTATTACCGGTATGAGCTTGGCCTTGCTCGCGAGGCTTCCGTACTGGCATTGCGCTTCGGCAGCGCATTCCACGATGGTATGGAGGGACGTTGGCTTGGTCTGTCCTTCCACTTGTGTTTAGAACGTGCCCTCGGCAAGGCTGAGCGGTTCGATCCGTTGGATGCAGCTATTCTGACTTGCCTCCTTCATGGGTACTATGAGCGCTATTCTGGTGATGGAGAATGCATCGCGCATATTCATCCTGAGCGTGAGTTCCGTTATCCCCTTAAGGGAAGCCGGACGTTTGATGCGTGCGGAAAGATCGACGGTCTCGGGCAACTTAAGGATGGCCGTACCTGTCTCTTGGAGCATAAGACCTCTGGGGAGGATATTTCCGACGGAGCAGACTTCTGGATGCGGTTGCGTTTCAACCCACAGATTTACCAATATGTGAGCGCGATCCATGAGGAGGGCGATAGCCCCGAGGTCATCGTTTACGATGTGACTCGTAAACCGACGATTAAGCTTCGTGAGTCGGTGCCGACCTTGGATGCAGACGGTCTCAAGCAGGTGATTGACTCTGACGGCAATCGCGTTTTCAAAAAGGATGGCACACCTAAACAGACGGCTGACGGAGCCAAAGGCGAAACTCTGCTTTCAGCTCCTGAAACGGTAGAACAATATGCGGATCGTCTTCGCGCGGATATCGTTGAGCGTCCAGAATATTACTACCAACGGCGCGAAGTCGCTGTTTTGGCTAACGACCTCGAGGAGTTCGAAGCGCAAAGGATTAATGTTGGTCGCATGATTCTGTATTTCAGAACATCGGCGGCAAAACAAGCGTTGCCGGAATGGGGTTGGCCCCGCAACTGTAACGGCATCACATGCCGGATGTGCGACTACGAATGTTTCTGTATGCAGAATGTTCATGTCACGGCGGATCAGCCGCCAGCTGGTTTCACGGTGGGTGCTGTGAATCCTGAATTGTTGAATGGTTAAAAATATGTCTGATACAACTGAAGACATGGAGCATGGTGCAGCTCGGATGGACAATGTTCTGTACCCTCCACAAAAGAAAGAAAGAGCGATAATGAATAGTGCAATTCCGGTGCGTACCGCACCTCCACCATTAAAATCTATGCCTCCTCTGGCAAATCCGCCAGCGGTTAAGGCTATGCCTGCTCAAGCAACGGCGACGGTTAGCAAGGCTACAGTCAAGTTCGGCAAACTTACAAAAAGTAATGTCGGGCATCGAATACTAATCTATGGTCCAGGAGGCATTGGCAAGACAACTTTGGCTTGCTCTCTTCCTGGTCCTGTGGCTTTCATTGACCTTGACGAAAGTCTTGTGCGGCTTATGCCTCAGCTTGTTGCTGAGGGCCTGAATGACAATGTTGTTCCTGTCGAAGGTATCACGACGTGGTCTGCATTGCGGTCCGCGCTGCAAAGCGACGGATGGGACGATGTGAAGACGATCGTTATTGACACTGCAACAAAGGCCGAGGAGTTGGCTATTGCGTGGATGTTTGCCAATATCAAGGATAAAGGCGTGGCTGTGTCACGCATGGAAGATTACGGCTACAAAGCCGGCTACCGGCATTTGTTCGATACGTTCAACCTTCTTCTCGGCGATCTCGACTTACACGCTCGGGCTGGGCGCAACGTCGTTTTGATCTGTCATGAGTGCTCGGCTAAGGTTCCTAATCCTCAGGGTTTGGACTGGATCCGCAATGAACCCCGTCTTGCCCAAGATGACAAAAACTGTCAGCTGCGCTATCGCGCAAAAGAGTGGGCGGATCACGTTTTGGCTGTCATTTATGACGTCAACGTCGGCAAGGATGGGAAGGGCCAAGGTAGCGGAACGCGCACGATCTACATGAGTGAGCTTCCCCACTGTATGGCCAAGAGCCGTACATCCTCTGGAAATTATCCAATTTCTGGAACACCAGGAGAGCTTAGCGAATCCGCTAAGACATTTTGGGCAACAATCATCAACTAACAAACGGAGATAAAAAAATGAGCGAATGGGCAGAAGGAAATTATGCAGCGGTAACGAAAGCTGCAACGGTGTATCCGAAAAACGGCAAGGAAATTCTCGGCATCAGCTTTGATGTTGGAGGCACGGAAATGAAGTCATATACCGTGATCGTCGAGCCTGACGGAACAGTCAACACAAAGAATTGCGAGAAACTTCGCGAGTGGTCTGGTTGGGACGGCATCGACCCCTACTGGTTTATTGAAGCCGCGAAAACCGGCATCGAGTGCGAGGTTGGTATCGAGATGGAGCTCTACAAAGAAAAGCTTTATCCGAAAATCAAATGGGTGAATAAGGCTGGCGGTAGTGGTGGTGGGTTTCAGACTTGTGGCGATCACAAGGCGTTTCTCGCGAAGCACGGTTCTAAGTTTCGTGCTTGTGCTGGACCTCAGTCAGTGGCTACGAGTCCGCGTCACACGCCGGTTAAGTTTACTCCTGCGCCAACTGGTACTCCCCCGGCACGGCCTTCACCGACGATGCCACCTTCTGGAGGCGTTCGACATACGAATGCAAGTTGCTGGGAGGCTCTTGGCGCTGCTAACCCAACAATGCCTCAACGTGAATTGACGGAGTTGTGGTTCAAGCTGATTGGTGATCGTGATCAAAGCACGATGAGCCCCAGCGATTGGGCTGGTATTGCGCAAGCAATCGAAGGTATGAGCGCAATTAATGGCGGTCCCTCTGATGATGATAAGTTGCCGTTCTAACAAAACAACACCCCAGTGCCTCCGGCTGGGGTGTTTTCTAGAGGGGGCGTCATGATTATCACTATTCAAATTGAAGTTAAACCGGCGGATGTTGTAAACGCTGCCAATGTCATGCAGGCAATGTATTTCTCGAAAAACAAACTTCGGGAAACGGATATGGCATTAGGGCGCAAGTGGACCAGCTATGAAGATGAAACCTATTTAGGGCTGTCGGTTGCTAATACGATTGTCGCCCTTGCGAGTAAGGCGGTATCCAATGGTTAAACAATACCATCATAAGAAAATGCAAGTATTGCGTTCAAACATGTGGTTGAACCTTGGGCTTGTTGTTCTGTCGTTGTTGGTCGTGGGTATTATGGGCTGTGATTGCTGGCTGTCATGCCAGGGGAAGTGAAACAAATGATTTTGAAGATTGTGGATATCAAAACAGGCGGAATGCAGATTCGCGCCGAAATGAAAGAGGATGTTGTTTTAGAGTACGTCGAGGCCATTGCCAGCGGCGTGAAGTTCCCTCCTGTTGTTGTTTTCGACGACGGGAATAACCTCTGGCTCGCCGACGGATTCCATCGAATGGAAGCTTGCTTGCGATCGGGCTTCAAAGTAGTGAAAGCCGAGGTGAAAGAAGGCGGTCGGATCGAAGCCTTGAAGTATGCTTTCAAGGCGAATAGCACGCACGGTTTGAGGATGTCAAACGATGACAAGCGTCAAGCTGTCTTGCTGGCATACGAAAACCGCGAGGCTCTTGGCCTCGGTGAGGTCCCGAGCGCCAATTCTGTCGCGGAAATGATCGGTGTTAGCAATCACTTTGTTGCCAATCAACTTGGATCCGTTCCAAGTTGGAAGGAAGCAACCGAGCGCCAAGGTTCTGACGGGCGCAAGCGGTCCTTGCCAGTGCCAACAAAGGCTCCCCAGGAGCGAATGAATCTAGGTCCTCGTTTCCCTGTACCCCCTTCGACTCAAGGAAACACAGGCTCTTCTGGCGGTGATGGTGGCGGTAAAAAAGAAGATGAGGGATTTGGCGGGGGTAGTCTTTCGCCGGAAACCAAGCATGTCCCGGCTGTTGTTACCGATATGATTGGTAATCGAGTGCCAGTAAATCTTGTCGAGCTGTGGATGCGGCGTACGGAGATCCTTGAGATGGTGAAGAATCTCCAAAAGAGCCGTTTGGCTCTAACTAAGGCGCAAGAGGCTGGCGATCCGCTGTTTGGCAACTTTAATTTCAGCTCTGCTGTGATGCACCTGGACAATGCCACTGCTCATATCAAGGGTGCAGTTCCCCACTGCGTTTGCGGCTATTGCCGTGGCATTGGGTGCAAGGTGTGCGGTTCTGGCCTCTTGCCTCTGATCCAATACGAGCGGTTGCCAAGAGAGATGAAGAAGGGTGGCGTCTAATGAAGTTGCGGCAGTACCAACATGAGGCGGTGTCAAGTATCTTTGCGGAATTCGAAAAGGTACAAAACACTCTTGTGGTTTTGCCGACCGGCTGTGGTAAAACGGTCGTCTTCGCCGATGTTGCTCGGCGCGTTTGGGCCGAGACAAAAAAGCGCGTCATGGTGATAGCTCACCGTGAAGAGCTGATTTTCCAAGCTAAAGACAAGATCGCAACCTTTGCAGGGCTTGAGGCTCATGTTGAGATGGGAGAATATCGCGTTGATAAAGGGCTGTTCGGGTTTCCTCCCGTCATCGTCTCGACCGTCCAGACGCACACGTCTGGCGGTGATGGCGGTGGGCGTATGTCGAAGTTTGACCCCGAGGAGTTTGGCTTGCTGATCATCGATGAAGCGCACCACGCAACTGCCGGTACTTACGGCAGGGTGATTGAGTGGTATACGCGCAATCCTCAACTCAAGCTCCTCGGGGTCACGGCAACGCCTGACCGCGCCGATGAGGAAGCCCTTGGCAAGGTGTTTGGGTCGGTGGCTTACGACTACGAAGTGATGGACGCCATCAAGGACGGCTGGCTCGTGCCAGTCAGCCAGCAGATGGTGACCGTCGGGCACCTCGACTTGTCGAATGTCCGCACTACGGCCGGTGACTTAAACGCTGGTGACCTGTCTGCGGTGCTGAATGACGAGCAGACTTTGCACGAAATAGCATCGCCGACTCTGGAGATATGCGGTAACAAGCGCGCACTGGTGTTTGCTGCCAATGTAAAACAGGCTGAAAGACTGTGCGAGATATTCAATCGTCACCGCGAGGGGTGTTCAGGATGGGTGTGCGGTAAGACTGACAAGGATGAGCGCAAACGGATACTCGGGGCGTTCAAGGCTGGTCAGACGCAGTTCGTTGTCAACGTGGGCGTGCTCACGGAGGGGTTTGACGACGACGGCGTCGAGGTCGTGATTATGGCACGACCGACCAAGAGCCGTGCGCTTTACGCGCAAATGGCTGGCCGTGGAACGCGTCCACATTCTTCCGTTGCGCATACGCTCGGACATATGGAGCTTGCCAGCGAGCGTGTTTCGGCAATCAAGTCGAGTCCTAAACCTGGTTGTTTAATAGTTGACTTCGTTGGCAATTGTGGGCGCCACAAGCTTTGCACAACGGCTGATATTCTCGGTGGCAAGTACACCGAGGAGGAGGTTACAAAGGCGGCGGCAAAGGCAAAGAGCAGTAGCGTCCCAGTGGACATGACTGAGGCTCTGGATCAAGCTCGCCGGGATATAGAGGAAGGCAAACGGCGCGAAGCGGCCAAGCGTGCAGCTATTGTCTGTCGCGCTAAGTTCTCTTCGACAAACGTTGATCCGTTTGACGTGTTCCAGATTCACAAGACGCCTGAAATGGGCTGGGACAAACATAAAACGCTAAGCGAAAAGCAAGTCGAGACGTTGAAGAAACAAGGTATCGAAACGGATAATCTCTCGTATGCCGAGGGGAAACAACTACTGGATGAGGTGTTTCATAGGTTCGCGTCGGACATGTGTTCATTCAAACAGGCGAAGGTTCTCGCGCGGTTCGGCTATACCGGACCAATCAAGAGAGACCAGGCCAAAGCTCTCATTGATCGGATAGCGGCCAACAACTGGAAGGCGGTGTAAGTGTGAGTTACCAATTTATTAAAGATACGACACCAACGGCGAGGAAAGATCACTACTGTGGGCTATGCGGACTTATGATCTTAAAAGGAGAGAAGCACGTAAAGAGGGTAGGAGTCGGCGAAGGCGGATTTGGAGACTTCCGTATGCATACTGAGTGCGAAGTTGTGACGCATACGTGGTCTTATGATTGTTGGGAAAGTCTCGATGAATATGAGTTCCGAGACGAGAAGAAGGCGTTTTACGAACGAATTAGAAATGTGACAGAAATGGCGGTGTAATTATGAAAAATGTGATTCTGATCGGGCCTGTGTCAGGAAACGTAGAAAAGGCTAAAAAAGTCTTTTCGATAGCTGAGGTGTGTTTGCATAAGATGGGGCATTTGGTAGTCCATAACCCCATGAGAAATCACGTTGCCGGAAAGAGCGAGGCTGAGTACATGAAGGCGTCGCTATCTAAAATCTGCAATCTGGTAAACACGGATAATCTCGTTGCCGTTCTTCTTCCAAACTGGAAGATGTCTAACGGTGCTTTCTGCGAGGCCGTGTTGTGCAAGAAGTTGGGCATTAAGACGAGAACTTGGAAGGATCTTCCTTTCAAGATCGCTTGCGCAATCTATGTGATGGCAAACCAAAAGGGTTAAATGATGAAAAAGAGTCATCGGAAAATTGTGACTGTAGATTTGTTTTGCGGTGCAGGCGGTGCCTCTAGCGGTATTCACCAGGCAGCCGAGGAGCTTGGCTTCTCGATCAAGAATTATGTTGTTAATCATTGGGATGTAGCGATAGAGACGCACTCACAAAACCACCCAACAGACACGCATAAATGCGCACCGGTAGAATCCATCATTCCGTCAGAGTACGTTAGCGGAGGCGTTGTAGATGTGCTGTGGGCTTCTCCTAGCTGCACACATCATAGCAGGGCTAAAGGTGGTAAACCTCGAGACAACCAGCTACGGGCGCAACCTAACCTTGTCCTCGATTGGCTGGACATGCTTCACGTCCGTCGGCTGATTATTGAGAACGTGCCAGAATTCCGCGAATGGGGGCCTCTTGGGCGCGACGGAAAACAGATTAATAGTCGCAAGGGCCAATGCTTCGAGGCGTGGCTTACGGCGTTGACGGCGCGGAATTATCGGTTTGAATATAAGATCCTCAACTGCGCGGATTATGGGGACCATACGACACGCAAGCGGTTCTTTCTTCAGGCCGTCAAGATCGGATGCGGTAAGATCACTTGGCCTGAAGCTGAATATGCTGAAAATCCTGAAAAGGATTTTTTCAGAGCGCAAAAGAAATGGCGTGGGATTGGAGAATGCCTCGACCTTAGCGATATTGGGACTCCTATCTCTAAACGCAAGAAGCCTCTTGCGCGGGCGACGATGTTACGAATTGCCGAGGGACTGCGAAAATTCCATGGCGAGCAATTTGTCATGGATTTTCTTGGAACTGACAAGCCTGAGGCGTCAGGCAGGATAATCGGTACGGACAAGCCGATAACGACTCAACACTGCTCCAATCGGTTTGGGCTGGCGACGCCGTTCATCATTGATTTTTTGAAAAACGGAAAAACAAAAGGAGTTGGCGAGCCAATCAATACACAACACTGCAAAGATCGGTTCGGAGTAGCGACGCCATTCATAGTGAAGTGGGAAGCTGGGTCAAAGCCGATCGCTATGGATGAGCCAATAACGACGCAGACAACAAGCAACAAGTTCACATTGTGTACGCCTATTATCCTAGATACGGCAAATGGTGGCAGGGTAAGAGATGCTGGCGATCCGATGACTACTCTAACTGCAAAGAATTCCATGAGCGTAGCATTCCCTGTCGCGAGCGAGGGTAAACTGTTGGATGTTTGTTTCCGGATGCTAAGCCCCCAAGAACTGAAAATGGCGACGGGGTTCCCTAGGGAGTACGTTCTCTGTGGAACAAAGACGGAGATGGTTAAACAGATCGGAAACGCGGTCCCAGTCAACACGGCACGTGAGCTGGTAAAGGCCGCGCTAACAGCATAAAGGAGTACACCTATGGCAAACAAATGGGACGAAATGAGAGAGGCTTTTAAGG